GGAAGGGAAGAGGGCTTAACAACAGCATAGGCTGTCTCATCCTGACCTCTACCCGAGGGGTCAATGACGAGTACCGAGCCGTCGTAGTCAACGTAGTCCCCTATCGTCGCTTCTGGGGCGTAGTATTTGTCACCCGCTAGTCCTACATTAGGTAGGTCGCTAACTGGCTTCATAACGCCATACACGAGCTTCTCGGGTGCTTTGTCTTTGTCTACTGACATAACCATTAGATCAGATAGCTTCAATGGGTAACGATCCATGTCGGCGAGGCTGGTGTCGAGCATAAACTGTAAGGCAAACCCGGAGCGACCATAAGATAGCTCACGTTCTAGTAAGTCATCGATGTCGAATCGCTTAGGATCTACTGGTTGCCCTTCTAAGCCCTTTTCGTCCTTATGTATGCTATCCCATATCATCGGAGCTAAACGCGCTCCGTAGGCTTTCTCGGCCTTCTCAGCGGCAGGATAACGTGCAGGCCAGACTCTCATCTGGTATCCACGCTCTGTGAGTGTATTATAAAGACTCATCTCACACTGTGGGGTTCCTAAGTATAAGATTTTACCCTCTGGCTTGAGTACAGCGTCGAACTCCTTAACAGCTTCCCCTAGTTTCTCGCGCATCATTTGTGTCATCGAGTTGTTTGGTACTTCGATGTCGTCTGCAATGATGATGTCTGCACGACTGCCCGTTAGCTGTCCGGTAATACCGACGGATTTAACCGAAGGACTACCAGACGCTAATGCGGGTCTTACATCAAACGCGATCTTACTCCACCTTTGCTCACTTGTAGCTATGAGATGTTGGCATATTGGGAGTTCTAGGATCAGACGTTGAGTGAATGTCGAAAAATCGTCAGCCCTTTGTTTCGAGGCCGACACTACCATGAACTTCTTCTGGGGGTCGAGTAGAAGTTGGTGTACGACGAATGCTGCGGTGATGTATGACTTACCTACACCTCGGAATGCCTCAATGATTGAACGTCGAGGACAGTTCTGGATGAAGTCAGCCATATCATACTGTACTGGAGTAGGATCAGGCAAGTTAAGGTGCTTCCAAACGATATACATAAAGTTGCGAAAGTCGTGTAACTGCTCTGGTACTTTTTCCATTTACTTACCCTTCCATTTTACCTTATTTGCCCAATATGCCGCTGACGTTTTACCTTTGGCTATGTTCTTGCCGTGTCTGTCTCTAAAGGCTTTACGTTGTTTGGCGCTTTGGTTGGTTTTGGCACCTGCTTCGCCAAAGCGTATAATTCTCTCTTTACCGTTTTCTTTTATCTTAACGACGTGAGACTTTCCGCCTTGCTTCTGTGCAACAGGTTGGTTAATTTTTAGGTTGTCAAACTTACCCATGTCACTTCTCCTTCTTCTTGAAACCTATCTTCATGTTTGCGTAGGCTTTCTTTGAGATGGTTGACTTGCTCTTGGGTCGGCTTGTGCCTTTCTTCTTTCTAGCGTTTATGTTTGCGTATAGTCCGGGTTTAGCCATTTCTACCTCTATTCTTTTTCTTACTTTGGATGCGTAAGTTACTTGTTGAGTTATTGTGTGGATTGCGATCCTTGTGATCTACATCCTTACCAGCGATAGCCCCTGCTCCCCTAGCCTTCTTAATCTTCAGTCTAGCTTGGTTACGCTTAGACCGTCTTGCGATCTGCTCTGGCTTCCCTTGGTACTCTCTGTATTCTTTCTTATAGTTCCTTTTCAATGGGATGCCTCCGGTGCGAACGGTAAGGCTTCTAGCAGGTTACCCATAGGGGACTCTGTAGTGACCACATCGTGAACAGCTCCGTTGTCCTTTAGGAACTTAGTTGCTACTGACAGTTCTGCCGAAGTAGCTTCACCTGATCTAACTCTCGCTAGTAGTTCTTTTGCTACACTGTCGTGTAACGAGTCTAAAATATCTTTATCCATGATTTATCCTTTCATTACTTTTGCAATCTTCTCGCCACTACGTCCTACGACATAGCCGCCTAAGCCTAACTGTAGCAAAGCCCACGCCTCATCACGCAGTGGCGTTGCGAGGAACCCTAAAGAGTCCCCCACAGCCAGTGCAAGAAAGGTTAACATTGTGATGGGTCGCCAAGCAGCAACTAAGAAGTGTTCGCTCTTAGCTTCAGCACTGACAATAGCCTGCTGGCCTTTAATCATATCGGACTCGTAATCAAAGACACGCTGCATCGCAGCCGCTTGGACATCAAGAAGATGCCCTTTGGCCTTTAAGCGTTCGTCATCACTTGTGTGGAGTTTGTCTACTAAGTCGGCAGCGGGTTTAAAGATACCCGCAATCAAATCAGTTACACCTAACATATTATACTCCTAGCAATTTAAAGAGGTTTCCTAATCCCATAGACTGCCCGGCAATAACCAAGGCAGCACCTACTGCTATCCATTTAATTTGCATCAATGATTTATTAATGTTGTTTAGCTCTAGTTTAAGATCAGCCGTTTGTTCGTTTAGCCGGGTGAGTTGTTCTGAATGAGAATCAACACGCCATTCTAAGCGGTCAAGTCTTGGTTTGAAGTCTTCCATTGTTTAAGTCCTTTTATGCTGCTATTTCTAAAATAGTTACTCTTGCTGGATCACCTGACTCAGCGTGTATGTTCACCTGAGCGTTGTTTTGAGCGCAAGCAAATTTAAGCGTGTAGGTAATTGGTACAGGTGTCGCTGGTATTGTAGGCTCATCTAAACATTCAATATAAAAACCTGTATTAATGTTTGAACCTATGTTCTGATAAAGAATACCTTTTTCAGCTATCTTAGTAGTGCCTCTATATATGGCAACTACACCTGATTTATTAGCAGTGGTAGAACTCATAGAACACTGAATACCAACTAAAAGCTTACTACCTGTGGCTGTAGGTGTAATAGTTAAAGCTACATCACCAGAGCCTCCAGCTTCCGTACTACTCTTAAAGGTACTAGAAGTTTGGTTAGCGTTGCCGTTGGTTATTACGCCTGTTATTGCTTGTTTAACACCGCCGCTATTCACAGAGTTATCAGCAGCCTTCGCACCTAATGCCCAGATACGAGATACCCTAGCACCAGAGTTACCTGACACAATCATAATAGAAAGATGAGGCGTTCCGTTGTGCCAAGTCCACCCAGCACCTTCAAACTCGTACTTAGTGCCAGCTCCGTCAGATTGTGCTTCTGTCAGGCCAACTTCAAAGTCGTCGTAAAACTGCACTAAGGTTCCGTCCACAGTGTGTACGTATACTTGCAGTGAACTAGCTGTGTTGCTATCGCTAGGGTCTACGTTTCCTGCGAAAGTGTATACGTATGCGCCGTCACAAGCGATGCCCTGTAAAGGCCGCTGGACTGAGTTAAATCCAATAGTAAACGAGTATTCTTGTGACGTGCTAATGTCGGTTCCACCGTCCATCACGTCTTGTAGGTTAAAAACTTTTATTAGTTTTGTGAAAGACCCACTATACTCGGTTACCAGATAACGCCCATCGAGTGAAACCGAAGCAGTACACTGACCACCAGATCCGTTTGCAACTTCCGCATCGGTGTATACTTGATACATCTGCACGTCTGTCAAAGAAAGTAAGTTGCTCGCACCGTCGGATATTTTAAACCGTTTAATATGCTTAGCCTGTCCTGATTGACTTGTTGGCGCTGCAGTCCAAAACCAACGGTTTCCGTCTTTGTCCCAGCTTACGTCTAACTGCTGTGTGCCTAGTGATTGGCTTGGTGTGTTATTCCATCTTGAGGCTGTTTGAGATACAGCGCCTGTTGAATCAAATTTATTAACTACAAGACTATTAGAAGTTTTGTGACTTGTGAAAAGCTCGCCAGTATAAGGATCAACGGTAAAACCTTGAGTAACATTAGTTGCGCCTGTACCCTGTCGAGTCAAGTTGTATTTTTCAAGGGCAGCTCCGGGTACGTTTAGTACCTTTAGAGCTGTATGGCTTGATGGAGGGACAGTTACATTGTTTGCTAAATCTCTCGCCTTAGTCATCTTAGTCACCACTTTGCGTGGCGGCAAAAGCAGCTACGACATCAGGGG